TGCTAATTCATTATTGTAAATTCTATCTGCATCAGCTTTACGTTGCTTTGCTCTAGCTCTCAATGACTTTAATCGTTTGTTATATGCAGATTTCTTTTTAGATTCTAATAGTTTTTCTATCCTCTCCTCTAACTTAATCATTCCACGACTATATTCTTTCATGCCGTTTAATATAAGTTTATGTTCTTTTGTCTTTTTTTCAGTTGATAATCTTTCATATTTATCTATTAATTTCAATTTATGTTGGTGTGATTCAGCCATATATGCAAATTCAGCAAATTCACCAATTTTCATAGTTTCAATTTTAGTATTGAGTATTGATTTACCTGATTGTTTAGTCTTGTCTTTAATTGCTTTCTCAGACTTCTCAACCTGTATTTTAATCTGGTTTGTAACTATTACAGTAGACTTGGCAATCTCAGTGATGGTAGATTTTGTAACTTCTTTAATCATAGATTTCATACCATCTATAATTGTCGAACCACTGTTATTTTTACCGAGAAATGCTTCTTTTATAGATTTTGAAAAATCAAACTTATCAGACTTTAATGCTTTACTGAAACCCATTAGGCTGACTTGAATAGATTTCAATTGGTCTGAAAACTTTTGAAACCCTTTACTATCTACCGATATTGTCGATTTTATATCTACATTTTTAGTTGACATTGTTACATTCCTCGTTTAAAAAGGTAAAAAGCAGTTATCAATATTATGATAACTGCTTTTGTGATACCTTGTATTACTTCTTTTTCTTCTGTTTTTTATCAGTCTTTTTCTTTTCTAACATTTTAACCATTCTCAGGTTATCCATTGTTATAATTTTATCAAATAATACTTTCCGTTCATCTACATTTTTAATATCGTAAATGTCAAGAATATTGATAATTGCCTGATGATTTAAACCTATTGGTTCACCCATTCCTGCAATAATTAACTGATTTTGTATCTTATTAAATAACTCCATTGCTAGATGATTTGAATACCATAACACAGGTTTACCTGATATACATTCACCGTCTGGAAGTAAACACGGTGCACATTCGCCTTTGAGTTCAAAGTGTAGCATGCAATCTCTACAACTTGCACGGTTGGGAGTAGATTCCCACTCCACAACCTCTATTAGTTTTTTATTTCTTCTTCAACTTTACTATTTGCTAATTTTGCACAGTCTCTAACAGTTTCAAATATCCAACCATCAAGATTATAACTGTTTTCAATTACTGTTTCTAATGCCGAATGACTGAATTCTACTTCTGCATCCATATCTTCAATTTGGTCTTTGTCTAATGGCATAATTGTAGAAAGCCATTTATAAGTAACCCCATACCAACCTTTAACACAAGTTTCACACATTTCTTTTCTGAGTGAATCAGTGTCTAAATCTTCTTTTGGTTGATGTGTTTTTCTGTCAATTTTAATCTTAGTATGTCTAGCTGTCATTTTTGACAATTTTGTTTTAGATAGAAATTTAATATCGAAATAAATTTCATAATCTTCATCGTATAATACCTTTTTCGCTGGCACTTCATTTAGTACTAAATTCTTTAATTCCATTGTGATAACTACTCCTAGTAATTTAATTTAAGTCTACTTATTTAGAATACACGATAAAATAATTAAATGCAACAAAAAGAACATAAAAAACTGCCATTAATTAATTAATGGCAGTTTTATTATAGACTTAATTCAAATTTACGAACCGTTGTCTGGGTCGCCTTCTACCGTTGCTTGTCCATTTACAACAGTAAATATAACATCAGTAGCTTCACTAGAATCATATTTAGCGTTAAACTTCATTGTTAAGTCAACACCACTTGTACTATTAATACTAGGTGCATCACCTGATAATTTAACAGCAGGGAAGTTGATATTCAGTGATTTTGTTCCATTATCTGTAAAGTTGAAAACTACAGATGTTTCAGTTCCAGCAGTATATAATTCATACAATGTTGTATCTTCAAAGAACATTGTAAATTCACCAGAACATTCACGTTTTGAATACTCTACACTAGCTCTAAACTGAGAACCTAATACATAACCATCTGTTTCAATGTTATTTGTTATGTTTATGTTACCAGATTTAACATTTGATTGTTGTGAACCACCAACACTAACTGTACAGTTATAACCTGTCATACCATCAGATGTAGAAATCTGTGTTTCATTATCATGTAATGTAGCATTTCCAGTTTCCGTAACTGTTTCATCTTTACCTACGAAATCAAATGTTACTCCATGAAATCCTTCCTGAACTATATCAATTGTCATACTGTTGATACGACAACCTTTGTATAGGAAGTATCTGCTAATGTTGGTGAAACCTTTTTCGATGGTTAAACCTTCCATTGTTTCAGCGGTACCTTTGATTACATGAGTATATGGGTCGCCTGAACCTGTTGTAGTTACAGTATCACCAAGTAAGTATTTGAAAAATAATTCTAAACCTTCTGGGTATAAGTCCATAGATATAGAACCTTGTACAGCTCTATTACCATTACCTAAACCAAGAACAGCACGAGTAGCATCAATTGTATCTGATTGGAAGTTGTTCATAGAACTTGTCAATGAACAGTCTCTAACAGGTAATAGATGATTGTCAACATTATTGGAAGTTGCGTCAACGGTTCCCCAGACATATTCTTGTCTAACGATAACTGACGTTTTTGAACCAACTGCTCTAGCCATAGTATTTTCTCCTATTTTTAAATTTTATTATCCATATTTTACATTTTTAAATGTTGACAGGAATATGTAATCTCGAATGTAGTTACAAATCCACCATAAGGATATGACATAGAATCTACTGTATTTATTTCAAGGGGATATAAATAACTACAAGTATTACCCAATGTCTCATCTAATAATATAGCAATTAAAATATCTTTTTGCAAATTATTCATCAATGTGTCTAGGTTCTTATTGTTTGAATCAGCTTTAACTAGTCCTACGATATGTAAAACTATCTTATTCTCCATAGAACCACCTACAAGTGTGTTAAATCGTTCACCTTCATTATTGATGATACACCAAGGCATCTTTGCGTTCTTGATTTCATTTTCTGTTACATTGATGAATTGTCTATCAACATAGCTCATTGTATTCTGATATGTATATGTTTCACCTGAGTCAAATGTAACAGTATCACCTTTTTTAATTGTTCTAATAGCTGTTTCAACACCTGCCATTATATCTTCTTTTCTAGTTGTCATTGTTTAATTCCTTTAAATTTCATCTGATGCTGATTTTAATTTAGATGCAATACCATCTAACCAAGCTTCCATTACATCGTTAATTGCTGTATCAAAGTCTGCGTTACCTTCAACTGGTTCAACTCGCCATGACTTCTGTTTAGATAATCTAACCCAATTACCAGTTCCAAATCGTTTATCTTTAAAATTTAATGTACCAAATCCTACAGTTTTGGGTATAAAATACAATGGTCGTTCATGTCCAATCGACATAAAATTCAATATAAATTCTGAATCAACTGATGGTAATTCTTTACCATGACTACCATGTGTAAACCAGTCTTTACGTTCACCCACTGGTCTATGTACAATAAATGTTCTACTATACCCTTTTGCACTTTGCTGTACACCTTCAAACTTATCTACTCCAAATCCAGCTATAATCTTCTTAGCTCGAACACCTTTTTCATTATATCCAGCACGTTTCATTTCCTTTTTAACTGCTGTTCTAATTTTACCAGATACATTCGACCAGTTTAATCCATTTATTAACTGTCTTGCCTTTGCTTCATACTGTTTTGTACTTTTAATAATCTTTATCAAGTCAGACATTCCACTTATTGTTATTTTAAATGCCATGTTAATTATCCTAGTTTTAATACTTTTAACTTGATAGAAGTCTCGATATTCTTCTGTGTTGCAATCCTTGTTCTTGATTTCATTTCCATTTCAGCAGATGATGATTGTGTATTATTACCACGTCTATCAAATTGAAATACATTTCCACTGTTATCCAATCTCGATTTTTTATATTCATTCTCTTCCATATAGAAGAAAACTAGTTCTGTCATATCTTCTTCAAACATATCTGGTATTTCTTCTATTGTTCTATATCTGAGATATTCATAATAAACTGTTTTAACTTCGGTAGGTGTCGGTATCAAATCAAATTTATTGAACGATACTATATCTGCACCTACTGGATATAGTTTTCGTAAGTTCAATCGTTCATAATCTGATGTCATCTTCTGACTAATTGTGAACGTAGAACCACCAACTGTATATGGACTGTTAAATTTGATATCTGGACCGAATGCACTAGATGTTGTATCACTTCTATAGTAAACTTCTTTGACTTTCATCAGGTTTTCATCGGCAACCGTATATCTAGTTTGATTAACAACTGTTTGCAAAGATGTCAATTCTATTTCAGGATAGTATATTGAAATCTTTTTAATAGCCTGATTAATGACAGCATCAAGATTGACACCATCTGCCAATGAAGCTTCATCCAACCCATATACATCACTTAATGTAGCTTTAAATGTAGTTAAATCCATGTTAAATCTTCTCCTTTATACAAAAAAGAACCTGTTAGATGAAGGAGTGACTTTATCATCTAACAGGCTAGATTAGTATAGTAAATTGTTTTAAATTACTTCTGTAAAATCACAAAATCCCATTTATATTCGTTGAACATATTTATTGATTTTGGTAAACCTGCTATTTCTTTTTTTGTTTCTTCTGTAATGTTTTTAAATCCAATTGATTTTATTACAGTGTCAAATTCCTTTTGTGAATATTGAAATTTGTTTTTATCAACTTTTCCAAATTCCATTATAATCATACATTTTGAATCAGTTTTCATAATTCTATAAACTTCTGATAATGAACGTTTTATATCTTTATTATCTACATAATTTAAAACGTGTGAAATATGCACAAAATCAACTGATTTATCTTCGATTTTCTTCATATTCTGAATAGATGAATGAACCTGATTAATTACATTGAATAATTTTGATTCAATAGCGTATTTGCTGATGTCTAGGTTCGTTGCTTTTGCACCATATGATGTAAATGCCATACTGATTGCCCCGAATGCACCACCGATGTCTAATGTTGTTTTATCTTTCAGTGGAAATAACCTATTCACCATTGAAGCATAAACCTTCTGCCATTCACCTGTGAATCTGTAATTACAATCTGCTTCATCAAAATACGCCTGTGTAAATTGTTCAGCATTCTTTTTAACTCTATCTTTAACACTATTTTTAACTAATGTGTCTTCTGTTTCAATAGGGTTAACATCTACTTTAGGTTCAACAGTTTTCTTTATCTCAACATCTGCTTCAATTTCTGTTTCAATAGGGTTAACATCTACTTTAGGTTCAACAGTTTTCTTCTTATTTGCTTTTGCTTTTCTAGCCATTTCATTTTTCTCCGATTATTAATTTTAATTTTAGATTAATCTCTTTTATTATTTTATCACAATCTACATCGTTCATGCAATGTATTTTACCTTTACAGTTTATCATCGTTTCAAAACAAGGTTTACAATTTACCATTGCAGATAAATCAATACCCTTTGCTTTTGCAGGATATAATGGATGTAAGTTTATACGTTCACTTGCTCTAGTAGATGCTAATAGTGTGATGATTGGACAGTTTGCTATATGTGCAAGCCATAGAACGCCACTATCCATAGTTATACAACAGTCTAATTTTTCTAATACTTTAATAACTTGTGGTACATTCAATTTTCCACATAGATTTATTATGTTTTCACCTTCAAAACCTTTATCTATTGAATGGTCAATCAGAACAACTGTATATTTTTTTGATAACTCTGATGCAATTTGTTTAATATGTCCAGTTGGTAATGTTTTAAGTTTACCAGAACCTCTAATCTGTAATCCAATCATAGGTAAATCTGATTTTAATTCTGGTATTTTTATATCTGGCATATTTGAACTCCAATTTAATACATCATTTTTAATAAATGAACATTCCAAATAATCAAGCATATTCCAAATTCTATGATTATAACATTCACAATTTTTAATATCGTGGTCTTTTTCCAATACGGCATTTAAGTTGATTACAAAACCAAAATCAGGCGTGAGCCAATTAATCAATTCATCTGAATAGAATTTTATATCTGGAAATACAAACCTACACAATTTCAAATAACGATTACTTGTAATTATTCTAATTTCACCAATCTTATATTGCCTTTTAAATTCTCTAGCAACTACAATTAATTGAATTATATCACCTAATGCATATTGCCTAAATATAGTGACAACCTTTTCACCTGACAATAACCCTAGACTAAATTCTGCAAATGGTTTCCAATTTTTAATATCGAATTCATCTTCACGAAATATCATTTTCGGCATAATAACAATCTGTTGAATGCCATTTGGTTTCATAATCTGTGGACATTGTGTTTTATTGTAATAGTATTTTAATCCGTTGAACATTTAACTAATATACACTGTGAAGTCGTATTTATCAAGTTCAATCTCTAAATATTCTTCATATAATTTAATACGGTGCATTTCTCTGTGTATATCTGTTAAACTATGGTCACGTTCCAATACACCATCTAAGTTGATAATTTTATATACATCACCTGTTTTTCTAGCTATCACATCGTCAAATACATTCAATGGTTTGACACTTTCAATTAAATGTTTCTGTGTTATTAAAACATATTTATTATTTGTTGTTCTTTTCAGATAATGGACAATTGGAATCAACTGAATTATATCACCCAATGCACTGTTTCTCAACAATCCTATTGTTTTGTTCAGTGTATTGAAATTTGTTTTATCAAATAGAATATCATCTTTTGATAAAAAATGGTGATTTTTCATCAGTATTTTTCCAACTTCATTTGGAACATCACACCAAATATTACGTTTTAACATTTTTCTGAAATTATATTTTGAAACAATGAATGTCTGTGTTGGATTATACCCACTGTATTTAATTTCCATTTTTAATACCTGTTATAATATAAAAGAGGCAGTCAAATTAATGACTGCCTCTCTATTAAACGTAACTATTACGACTAGGAAGCTGTAACAGTAATTGTTCCAAGTAAATCACCTTGAACTACTTGTGCTCCACATCTGCTAAGAATAGCTCTGCTTCTTACAAATGTTTCAGGATTCATGAATTCTGGTGAATAGTAACTCATTATATATGGTGCAAATATAAATGATGTTTCTAACCAATCTGAAGGATTGTTATATCCCATTAGAATTGTTCCAGAAAGGAATGGGTCAACAATTATTTTCCAACGACTGTTGAGTGTACCCATTTCATAACGACCACCAGATTGTACTATTGCGTGTGTAACATCAATAGGATTGGTTTTGAAACCAGCCATTTTCTCTACAAATGCAGCTTCATCAGCACCTAATACAATAAAGTTAGTCTTGCGGTAACGCTTTTTGAAAATCTGATTATCAACATCGATGAAACATTCATAAAGTGTTTCCATCCAATATTTTCTATCTTCATAACTAAGTCCAGAAGGAACTGCTGTTGAGAAAGTTGAACTTCCACCAGTAGCACCACTAATCATAGCTTGTAAAACGTGTCTATCCCACTCACGAATGATTTCAGTATATTTTGTAGAATCAAGAATACTTGTTGCAGACATACCGTGGTCATTCATCAAATCTTGCATTACTTCTGCTGTTACTTTGCTGAGTAATTTCTTCTCAGTTGTTGTAATATCAGTAGATGTAATTGCCATTTGAATCTGAGCAATTGCAGTTGGGTCACTTGGGTCGTACTCTTCATTGTTAGCATAATCACGGTTAGTATGAATACCAGTACTCAAACTAGAACCATCTGATGTTCTAACGATGTCGTTATAGTAAATCTTTCCACCGTTCTGACGAAGTGGTTGTATAGATACAAGACTTCTAGTGATTAGATTAGGATATACCTTACCAATCATAGCAAGTGTAGTATTAATATTTGTAGCAATATCACCTGTGTCTGTTTGTTCAATGAACTGTTTATTTGTCATTGACGCATAGTCAATTTTAGCATCGTTGAACTGCTGTCTACAGGCATTGTCCATCATTACAACAGCTTTATTCTGTTCTTGGAATGTAGATATTGCATCTGTGCCTTTGATATCTTCTACAAGATGTCCAAATCTGTCAAATAATTCGTTATTTCTTTCTAAGAAAGTAGCGTTTGTAGTCATTTTATTTGTCCTTTATTTATAGATTATTTACAATACTTTTCAGAATATTGTTCGACTGTCATAGCTTTCAAACCTTGATTTAAACGCTGACTATTCATAACTCTGAATCGTTTTGCATTATCTTCATTAAGATTTGTAGTTGTATCATTTTTATCTTCTACTTTTGATTTTGTATCAGCAGGTGTATTAGCATTTTCCTTAACGGATTCTACAATAGCTTTATTACTATCATATACAGCTTTAACTTCATCTGCATTCAAACAGTTTTCAAAAATATTTTCAAATGTAGATATCTTGAAGAATTCGGCATCTTCTGCTTGTAATCTTTCAATTTCTACAGTTTTAGCAGTTTCAATTGCTTCATTTTTTGATGTTTTTATAGTTTCTTTTGCTTCAACTAATTCAGCTTCAACAGCTTTCTTAGCTTCAACTATAGTTACTATTTCTGCTTTTGCTTCGGCAACTAGTTCACTTTCTTCAACAACTGTAAATAAGTCACCAAATGATTCTTTCAATGAACCTACAATTGTTTTTAATGCTGTTTTTGAATCTGTAAGTTTTGTTTCCAATTCTTTAACAGATGTTTCAAGAACAGCAATCGCTTCTGCATTTGCTTGTGCGTTTGATTCTTCAATCTCTTTAACTAACTCAGGATATGTTGCTCTGAGTTCTTCAACTGTTTTCATAGTTGTACTCCTTGTTTGTTTATCTTCATATTGGACGAAATCCTTAGTAGTTGAAACAGCTGGGCTATCAACAAAGTCTATACTTTCTAGTTCAAAATCATCTTTAATGATTTCATATTTAGTATCGCCGTATCCCTCGACTGTACCTTCATAGCTAGAACCATATCCTCTAGTTGAAACACCTAT